GGTGCTTTGCCACCAACCCAAGCTTCATTCTCAGGCGTAGAGGGATCATCTTTTACATAATGACCTTTTTTAGTTCTTGCGCGTTCTGGTTCCATGGTTTCGGCAGTAGGAAATGGCCATGCTGCTGGTTCTTTATCCAAAATATCTTTGGCGTTTTTCTTCAGCATCTTTTCAGTGTAAGTTTCTTCTGGTTTATCACATAGAACAGAATATGCCATCCAAACAAATACTACTATCAAAACAATCAGCAATCCAATATCTATCATGTTCATGCTACCCATCATACCATTCATATTATTCTCCTAAATTCAAACATTCTTTAAGTTGTGGTTCTGAAAAGTTTGGACCTTTCATTACCTTTCCATCGTCTCTATAAATGGGTTTGCCATCCTCACCCAACTTGCTCATATTTGAGCGTTGGACTTCAGCAAAACATTTGTCAAGATCAATACCGAACGCATGTCCAGCACCATAGACAACATAGAGAAGATCTGTTAACGCATCAGCGACTTCTACTAAGTCTTCCTTCTTCATTGCGTCAACAAATTCATTGAGTTCCTCGTGGATCAAAGCATAACGAAGAACTTGAGTTTCTTTATCAGGCATTTCAGTTTTAGTCTTCACCTCTTGCTCAAATGCGTTCATAAATTCACGAACCATATCAAAATTTGTCATTATATATTTTTACCTCTTTTTTCCTAGATTATATTTTGCTACTAATTCCCAATCATCTTTTTCTTTATATGGCAGAACTTTGATTTGAGATAGTGGGGCGATTGGACTACTGCTACGGTCAGGAGCATCGAGAGTAACAAGACCCCATTCAGCAAGCAGATTAGCAATAGTATTACGACGTCCCATATCTTCATCGGCAAAGTTCGAAGGTTTCCCATCCAACGCAAAAAGTTCTTTGAAGTGAACAATGTAATACCTTCCCTGTTTATGTAAAATGTGACAGGACTGATAAATTGTTTTATTCTTTTTTGATGCGACGCCAATCCTAGTCAATGTTTCTCTAATCTTTAAGAAGTCATCCTCATTATTCAGTTTGACTTCAATCATGTTTTCTATCATCTCTTCCACCCTTAGTCAGTGTTGTTCTTATTGTTGCAATCTGCTGGGGCGAGAGGATAGAAAGTGCTTGGCGTGCTTTAGAGTCGTTATAATTAAAATATTCTTTAACAGTCAACAAGTCACTATCATTATCTTTTTTCGCCCATTTAGCAACTCGCTTTCTGGGTCTGACAATATTTAGTAAAAAGTCGAACTGTAAAAGATTATCTATGTGACTCAAACGATTCATCTCATTAGCAAAATAAATTGTGTCACTATAATAAGACAAAGCACGATTGTTTCGAAACGAATCGTAATCTTTTTCTGCTAGATCATCATTGGCAGTACCACGCATAAGATCTTTTTTTGTTTGCATCACAGCTTTCGTGTAGTCAAACGGTTTAGTTTTTGCCATCACTGAAACTCCGCATCAACCATGATCTCAGTCAACATAGCAGTCGTATTGATTTCCTGATCAGCAGCAAACGCAGACTTGTATTGATACTCGGCAAGTGTAACGACTATCTGAGGAATGCTTGATGGTGCTACATGTTCATGTATAGACTCATAGAACCTACGGAAGAACGGTGTCATATCACCGTCTACATTTTGCGCAACCCATTTACGAACCACTGAGAACTCTTTGTTCTTCATGCCATTGATCAACGTCTTCATATCAGAGTCAACCTGATTCGCCAGTACACCTGCATCAATCTTACCTGATACGCTGTAACGTTGTAGTTCGTTCAGTATCCTACGATTGTCAGGGAAGTGCTTAGTTATCATCTCAGCAACTACCTTCTGATCAAACTCAATCCCTTCTGTCTGCAGAATCTTACTGACACGTTTGAAGAACTGTCCAGCAAGTTTAGGTTTCTGTGCTGCAGGGATACGAAACTCAATCACCGAACACCGACTGTGTAGTGGTGCGATGATCTTGTTCACAAAGTTACACGTTAGAATGAAACCGCAGTTTGCTGAGTAAGTCTCCATGAAGTTACGCAATGCAGGTTGAATCGATTGCGCATTCATGTAGTCTGCTTCATCAAGAATAATATACTTACGTCCACCTGCCAGTGATACTGAGGAAGCGAAGTTCTTTATCTTACCGTGTAGTGTATCAATGTATCGACCTTCGTCGGAACCATTAATGATGATATAGTCAGCACCGATTTCATCTAGCATTGCTTTAGCAACAGTTGTTTTACCAACACCTGCGCCACCAGTCAATAATAGATTTGGTACAGTGCCGTCTGATACGAACGTTTGAAACGTTTGTTTTAGATCATCAGGAAGGATGGTATCGCTAATAGTTTTTGGTCGATACTTCTCGACCCACAAAAATTGTTCTCTCATAATATAGTACTCCATTCACGTAATACATCTATTTTACTACCAATCCGATGTAAAGTCAACCACTCATTATTATCATAACAATACTTTCGATAACAAAATCGACATCAGTATCTTCAGACTTTAATACGCCTGCTTCATCCAATATTTCTTGGAACCCACTTACTGTAAGTGTTCCACCAAAAGCGGATGTCATACAACTTGACAAAACTGCATGTGCTGTTGGATCGACTTGCTCGATTCTTGCTAATGCTCTTTGAGTTACTGTGATTCCCATTACAGATCTCCTTTGTCCCTCATTTCTGCTCTGATTTTAGTTGCACTGATATTATGCACTTCTTTACCAAGATCATGTTCCGTGAAAGTATAACCAACACCACGACCATAACTGATATCAACGATGTTTGGTACTAACATCACTATGTAGTCTTCGTTATGCGTGAACCCTGCTTCAAACAATCCTGATATAATGTTTTGCTTTACAGTTTTAAACACAAATGGATTATCGTCTTGCTTTGCCGTTCTACCGCCACCAGCGTCTTGTCCAACGACACCACCAACGTCACGCACCATAATACATACTTGCCCAGTGATCGATAGACATCTCTTGAACAACTCCGTATGTCCGTCATGCCACGGTTGCCAACGTCCCAACATTTCTACTGTAGGTTTTTGATTATCAAACATCATCTTTTACTCCAAATTTGACATGATTATACCATACTCGTTCATGAGCATAGTACAGAACCATTTTAGTTACGACTTCAATACCACCAATCATTGCACCAACTTCTAGACTACCAGTTACCAACCAACCGATAAGCATCGTGTCGATTGTACCAGTTATGCGCCATGTAATGGTTTTAGCAATGTGGCGTTTTCTCGTTACCGCAGACATTAGACAACAGTTTCGTATAAGGTTTCAACGTCGTCGTTCTCTGCTTTCACTTCACTTAGATTTTGCTTGTGAAAGATGTTTGCCATTTTACGAAGATATTTTTTAGGAACTTGAGTATCATCTTCAACATCCTGTAAAATGTTTTTGATTAGATCACGCTCGGCACCCATACGTGTCATGGAGTTAGAGATTTCTTCCAACGCACCACGGATACGCTTCTTTGTTTCATCATCACTAGGAATCACCACATTACTCATCATTACTCGCTTTCTTTTCTTCTTGTTCTTTCTTTAGTTCTTCTTGTGCTGCCATGAGAATTGATTCTCGAACTTGCCCAATTTGAGAAAGTTCTCCGCCTTCGAAAGCACCACGTTTTGAACATACATCAATAATTGATACAATTACTTTAATTGTTTGTAGATCTATTTCAACCATTATATTTACTCCCTGATTCAGTTGCTACCCAATACTCAACAGAGTTACCTTTGAAGTGAGAGATACCCTTTTGAGATATTGATACGTTATAGTCTTGTTGAATGAACTTGAAGTTCTCAACTTTAAATACGAAGTCAAACTCAACATCAGTTGTTAGATCTAGATCTTGAGAGAACTTATTAGATGTTGGATTCTTACTGTCAGTGGCAACAAGTGTTATCTTTCCACCACTACCTTTTACTACAATCTCTGGCAGACCCAACTGATTTGCCGCATTGATAATCTTCTTTAGATCATCCCAAGCAAGATCAAATGTAACATCTACTGATGGAAGTTCGATTGCTTTATCTGGTGGCGTAGTTACCATAGACGAATCGGTGTAAGTGTAACTCGAAGAGTTCTTACCCTCACTAATAGTCAGCGCATTGTCACCAAAGTCATACTCACCGTTTTCAAATAAAGTGGCAAGACCCAACAGTTGATTCAACTCATACACTGCAAAGTCTTTAGGAAACGACTCAGAAATAGTAACTTGTGCTAGAATGTTTCTCTGTTCAGATACTGTGCGCAGTGTGTTACCTGCTTTGACTGAGATCGAAGGATTGATGCTAGAAAAGTTCTTCAACACGTTGAAGGTTTGTTCACTGATTTTCATTATCTATTACTCCATGTTGTGCGTCATGATTATACAACGCCATAATTCCATAATGTAAGATCTTCATTAGATCGTTTCTTGCTTCTTCTTTACTACCTTTGTTGCCATACCTTTGAGCATACTTCATAATATTCCCAATGGTAAATCCTGCACCATGACCAGCGTCGAAGATAAACTCCGATGCTTGGAATTTATTCTTGCTGTAGTGTTGATCATAAGTATTGTCGATGTAGTTCATCAACTGTTGCACTAGTTCTGCTTCATTGTACTTGTAGTCACTCATTTGCGCTTCTCCTT